TTATTCTTTTATTAATTTGAACTTGCCATTTATAAATTCATATTGTAACGGACTTTTTCCCTTGTAATCATACTGATCCCACTCGTAAAACCGTTTTCTAAAAGCCGCATCCCGGACAGCTTCCTGACGATCGTGATAAACTTGAACCGCACACACAATATTAAGTAAAAACACAATCAAACACAAAAGCATGAAAATCAAGTCAGCACCCAATGAAACCAATTTTAAAATTTTATCCAAGATCACCCACCATCCTAAACGTGCGCAATATCATGCTTAAACCAAACGCCACAAATCCACACGTCAAACAAATAGCAAACCCGAACAATATTTCAGTTAAAATATTTACTTCCATTTTTCCATTGCCTTTTTTCTACGCTCCCATTTACGATCCCGCCGATCCATTTTATAAAGCCCCTCCACGTTCATTCCCGGCAGATTTATCGTCGCAAATGTTTCTATTACAACCAACATATCCGAAGCCCATCCAAGAGCACGCTTGCCCTTGCTCCGCCGATTTAAATTTACATCCTCAATTTGCATCATCAGCAATTCTGTCTGTTTTTATTACATTATCTAAAAAATGCTTATCCGCAGTATCCCACCCAAACAGCCATCCAAACTCCCCATCCGACCCATCAGCATACGGACAATCAGAACGTTCACTATTTTCATTCCTTGCATCACGCCCCTCACAAAAAAAACAATCTAATTCATTAATTTTACACATAAACAACCCAAATATAATTGTTTCTATATAGACAAGGTTACCCGGTAACCGCCGCCGCTAAAGCGGCGTCGGCAACCGGGACACACACCCATTTGTGCAATTCTTCAAAGCCCTCTCGAATATAACGAGAATAATTTGCCCCCCTTAAATGACCGCCAACATCAGCACGATAACGCCTGAGCCATTCGCGTTTTTCAATACTACGAAACGCAGACCCTTTTGCTGTTTCAATAACTACATCCCGACACTTTGTTAAATAACCCCGACACTCCCCAAACGAAGCCCACAAACGCCGCCCAATAAAACAACCATCCCGAAAACCTTTTGATACGTATTTTGCAACATAGTATGGCTCTTTATTGCAACGTTGAACATGTATCCGACCCCACCCAAAACGCAGAGCAATCGCCCTGAAACGTGAAACCGAATAATATTGATTTGTGATCACATGCACATGCAAGCCATGACTTTTATGCAATTCAAAAACACGCACCCCGGAAAAACCAGCCTCAGAAACAAGAGCATGACAAAGATCAGACCAACGGCAACATGCAACAGGAATATCTAACACGACAGGAAGCGTGAAAGTCCACATACGAAGCGAACCCTTATCCCGTAATTGATCAATCCCCCATCGCAACGCCAATTTTGATCTGACCCTTGCCATAGACATTATGCCACCTTGGAACGGGTAGGGGACTCGACTTGAGCGACGTCAACAATGCGCACAGATCGCCGCCGCATTTCCCGCTTTGCTTCCGAGCACCCCAAATATAAAACATGCCCCTTGACCGCCCACGCCGGCACAACTTCACCGTCAATAGAACCCTCCACTTGTTCGGCCATAGATCCGACTTCAAGCGAAAGCCGAACCAGCTTCACTTCCTCTTTCAAGCCGGTCTTTTTATTCACATAACTGAAACTGTCAGGCTTTGCGCCCCGGATCTCCGCAAGCACCACGACCAATCCCCAATCAAACAAATCTTTCACTGACTTCATACCACACCCCCATTTTAAACCTACGTTTTACCAACTCTGATCACCGCATCATGATTATGAAAATACTTTCCCCACAACCGCACCGCATGTTCCGCCGCTTTTTTTATGTCATTCCCAACAACACAATCGAAAAGCGCTTCCTCAACATCGCCAACTGACTTAACAAAAATATCGCAATAATCACCCCCCTCATTTTTAAGAACAGTTATAAAAATCTTATTCCTTTTAATCATATTGCACCCCCTTGATTGAAACACCGTTGCTTTGCCCAATATGAAGGAAATTTAGCCAGAACGATTTGATTCAACTTGCAAAAATCCTCAACACGGCGGCGGATGTGATTAGTCGTCAGGCCTTTTAATTCATAATGATCGCCGCCTTGCGTGCTAATCACACCCAAATGCACATCCTCAGAAATCAACTCAACATGGACTTTGCCAACTGTCATTTACGCCCCCAAACATAAAAGCCCGGAACGCGCAAAAACGCATTCCGAGCCTATTAACCGATTGCGTATCTTTTAAAAATTGTTTCCGCATAACACATCCCATTGTGGACTAACCCGAAGATTAGTAGACATAAGATATATCATCACTTTTTCAACCATTCCATCACAGAAAAAAAATCACGATCACTCTTTATCATGCTATTCCCGGTCAAGCCATCAGCAACATAAACATCAGCTTGACACGAAACCATTTTTTTAAACTCCGCCAAATCAGCATATACTCTTTTAAAATTCTTGTTTGCAACATAGCCCTTGACAATACACGAAGGCAAATCATCCGAAACACCACCAGCAGTAAGAGGCTTTGAACATGTAAGATTTTTAAGCATTAAATTAGAATTCTATTGCATTAATTGATACGCTAACGACACAAAACCCGCTTGTCAACAACTATTTTTAATTATTTTCAACCGTCTTTTTCCCCCCAAATATATCAAAAGACCGCACCCCGGAAGCTATCGTAGCCCCTGCACCCGCAGGACGCTCATTATCCCTCGACAATGATTGATTTTCATTCCGGGATGCGGCTACAACCCCAAACTGTTCAGCCCTCTTTTTTCTTATAATATAAGGCCTACCATCAAAACCAGCGACAACAATCAAATCATTCTTAACTTGAACAACCTTGCCAAGATCACAAATCCCCCCGGCAATATAAGTTTCTTTATCACCAATCACAACCCGCCCCCGTTCGTCCTCAATAATCCCCCTGAAATAATCATACTGAATTAAATCGCTTTTCACCTTGCCAACAAAAGAAACTTTTTTGACGATTCCGACGGACGTTTTTTCAGTCTTTCCTAATTCTGCAATCGGAGTTTTCTTCCAAATCGTTCCCGTGTTTTTTTGAAACTTCGAATATGTCCAAACACACATACCCACCGCACAAAGAACAATAACAATAATTATTTTCATCCATACCCCGTATTTTTTTTTAATCTTGCCATCAAATTTTGTAACATGACCCTCTAAGCGTGGAAATGTTCGAAGCAACTTATAAGAATAATATAATTCATAAACCGCTTTTTCCTTGAACTCCAAAGCCCTATCAAGAATTGTCGTTCCGTCTTGATCGTATTGAATTCGCAAAAATTGATCTAAAGGATACGACACACCAACCCCGGCAATGCGCCATTTTTTCATATCCCGAAATTTCCAAATATATTGAACAAGCCTTAAAATCTGTTTATCCACATTTAGGGCTGATTGACTAATAAATATTATATCTGTAAAACATTTCCTTGACTGAGTTAAAAACGTCAATAATTCCCGACTTTGTTTACCCCAATCCCTTGCATTAAGCCAGATATGCGCCTCATCAACTACCACCAAAGAAGGCATATCCGCAGACCCCGCAGGCGTAAAACGATGGAAAAGATTGATTTGTTCCTCAGGCAAATAAATAAATTGCTCTTTAAACAACTTCCACGAATATTTCTTGAGAACATACGCCTCCACTTTAGGCCAGTTCAATTCAATATTTGTTGAAACACAACCACCCGACGCCATATATTTCAACATTCGCTGGACAGCGTAAAATGTTTTCCCTCCACCTATGCGCCCCTCGAATATCTCTATCATATATCACCATCATGACACTTAACCCGACAGAGTAGGGATCCAAGACTTAATTAAACCATAAACCGACACAACCGAATAAAGCATAGCAATAGACACCATCAAAGAAAACATTTCCGAAACAGGAAAGAAAGTATTTGCTAATTCAAGCATTGACATAAAAGAAACAGTTGAAGATTGCACCCCGGACACCACATCGGATGACATCTGGATGCCATCTAAATAACCACACAAATAAATCAACAACCTATTTACTGAATTTATCAAATAAGTCCATACCGCACCTATTCCAAGCAGTAACGAAACAACCCCCGCAATTTCCCACGCAAGAAATGCCGAAGCCTGTTGAAAAAAACGCACCGATTTATCGAACCAAGCCGCAAAAAATATAAATATTTTCTCAAACATATTAATTCCTCGATAATGTCCTACAAATCAATTTATAAACACACCAAAATGCCACAAGATACATCATCCACAACATAAATTTCCGAACAGTTGAAATTATTTCAGCATATGGATTCAAATCTATATGGATTCCAGCTTCATCATCAAACCACGGCAGATCAAAAGAGGTACGCCGAGCAATATCCATCGGCAATGCCCCTTGTAATGTATCAGGCACAGCAAGCAAAATTGAAGCCCCACGACCCGTTAAAGCATCAGTATTTGACACCATCCCAACAACTGCATCGTTCATATTCGACATATACCCACTTATTTGCATGATCGTACTACTCGCAGAAGTATCCATATTATACTCACCCGGACTTGCACCATCATAGGCATTACCCTCATCCCTTAATGCCTGTCTAAGCGCAGTATAAATCACATCATACGTTATATTACTTGTTCCGGGAGGGTACGGATCAGGCAATGGAGGATTATTTGTATCAGCAATCGGAGGATCAGGCAACGGAGGATTATTTGTAGGGTTAGGATAAGGCGGATAAGGCGGATAAGGAGGATAAGGAGGATAAGGAGGCAACGCCGGCCAATTCGTTATAGAAGGAGGCGGATTTGTAGGATCAGGAGGCGGAGGCGGAGGCGGAGGATCATTTGTAGGGTTAGGATTTACAGACGGCTCGTTCGTATTCAATTCCGTCCAATCACAAGAGATAGTATAAATATGTTCATCAGGATTGCTTGAAACCGTGCGCCATGTTCCCAGACAATTAGACGATCCCGCACCATAAACATCCCATCTATAATCAACTTCACCATAATTAGCATCAGGCAAATCAAGATGGATTATTGTACTTTTGAAATTAAAAGAACCCGAACTGCTTGTGCTAAATACTTGATTATTCAAAGACTCCCCAAGCCGACCACCGGTAGGAAACGAAAGAACCGCAGTAAACAAGCTATTTGTAGCCCCATCAAAAAAAGCAATACCCTCCATCGCAAAAAAACAATCATATTTGAATTGCGGCACAAAACCCGTCAAAACAATAGTAATCGGAGGCGCAGTAGTAGACCCCTCACTATTCCAACGCGATTCCTTATAAGTATAATTTTTTGTCCATGAAGCCTTATCTCCGCCGATAGAATAACTCAAATTTGTATCCAACACTTGACAATATTGATCTTTAAACAACGCGCCACTATCCATCCAAAAATGACCCGAAGCCGGACAAGCCCATGTCATTTTAACACCTACATAGGGAGTATCAATATATGTATCTTCTGCTAGCCGGCGCAACGCTTTTGCAATTACCCAATCCCCGTTAATATTAAACACTTTCATCCATCTGTCGGACGCATTATCGTAACCAAGAACTATGTCTAATTCCCATTCCTCAAAATTACTATCATCAACGCTTGAATACTGAATCAAACTGTCTGCATCATATTCCTCAGATTCCTGATCGTCATAAGGAGGATCATAATTCGGGATTACAAGATCATAGACGGTTGCCCTGGCAGAATAACCACCCGACAACATCAAGACCGAGCAAAAAAGCAGATTGAACAAGTTAAAGCGCATATCCCCCCCATTGTCCATAAATCAGCAGTTAAACCGCAAATCGCAACTTCCTGCAATTGCCCCAAAGCAACAACCGAATTTGTATCCAGACAAAACCCGGACACCACCCCGGCCAACAT